TCAGGTTTGGCAGGGAGGAGATCGAGTTTCGCAAGGAACCAAAACCGGAGTTGCGCAGGGAGACGCGATTGGTGTTCACGCCAGATGGGTTCAAGGTACACTCTGCCGTGCGCAACAAGTATGACTACAGCATCCTCAGACTGGATGAACAAATGGAGCGAAACAATGTCCGTCGTACATGACTACAAGTGTGCAGTGCATGGGTTCTTTGAGAGCAGTGAAGGCGTGTGCCCTCACGGGTGTGAGGATGTGCAGATGGTGTTCTTGCAACCGGTGGCGATGAAGTCGGATCGCACCAAACATGCCGACACGACACTGCGCCAGCTTGCAAGCGACTTTAAGATGACCGACATCAAGTCATCCCGCGAAGGCGATCACCAGCAACACGCACTCTTGAGGAACAAGGCTCAAAACTCGGGTGTGCAGTGGGGCAACCCAAGTCAGATTGGACAGTTCAACTTGCAGTCCATTCGCGGTGAACAGGTGCAAGGTCTTGCATCGATCCGTGACTCAGGTGTATCCTTGCCAAGGTTGCGTCCTGCGGTGGTGATGCGCGATCATGAGAACTTGAAAGTTCCCACATGAGAATTCTCAGCAACCTGCTTGAGCGGGAAGCGTTCTACAACGACGTTGCACACAAGTGCATGGTCAGTATGCAAGAGCGTCGGGCAGACTATCAGACGCTGCGATCCTTTTTTCTCTTTGGCAGCGGCCCGGACGAAGCACCGGCACACTACAACAAGATCTATCCGCACATTGACCAGCTCGCATCGTTTCTCTACTCGGCAGAAACGACACGGTTCAGCATCATGCTTGGAGCCTCGGTCTCCAAAACAGAACAATCCAAAGTTCCTGTGCTCACCCAAGCCTTGAACGATGAGTGGAACAACTCCAACGCCGATCAGATGTTCAGCCAAGCACTGAACTGGTCACTGTGCTACAACACCACCTTCATCAAATTGGTGTACAACAAGGGTATCCATCCCTATGTGGTGGAACCCGCCCAAGTCGGTGTGTTGCGCGAAGACACCTGCAACACCGATAGACAAGAAGCGATTTGTCAGAAGTACTACATCACCAAGTCAGAACTCTACAGTCGCTTGTACAAGCACCCGAAACGTGAAGAGATCGTCAAGCGTGTGACCTCCAACGAGAAGTCGCAAGCCGACATGCCTGAAGGTGTGGAACGCCTGCTCATGTCGCAGGTCAATCCCACCATTTATGGCAACGTCAACCTTGATCTGGGCGGCATCTCACGCTACAAACCGCGTGTGGCAGAAGACCTGGTGGAGATGCGGGAACTCTACATCTGGAACGATGACATCGAGGACTACCAGTTCGTCACCATTGCAGACCCGGATGTGGTCATCTATGACCGGGAGATGGCCTCGGTCTACCTCAAAGGTGAAGTGCCACTGATCCAGTTGTGCCCCAATCCGCAGTATGACTACTACTGGGGACGCTCAGAAACCGCACAGTTGGTGTTTTTACAACAGATGCGCAACAAACGCATGTCAGAAATCCTTGATTTGCTGAACAAGCAAGTCGCGCCACCTACAGCATTGATCGGGTTCCTGGGTATGCCGGATGAGAAGAACTTTGCACTCAACCGTGCAGGCGGGTTGTTGTACAGTGATCAACCCAACGCCAAGGTAGAGCAACTCGCACCCAGCATTCCCAACGATCTCTTCCGCGAGATCGCCGAAATTGACAACATGTTTGCAGAAGCTTCAGGCATTGTGTCAGTCTTGCAGGGTCGTGGCGAAACAGGTGTGCGTAGTGCAGGTCACGCCTCGCAATTGGCACGTTTGGGATCAAGTCGCGCCAAGCGTAGAGCGTTAGTGATTGAAGATGCGTTGGAAAAAGTAGCGACCATGTACCTGAAGTTGATGCGTAGGTACGATGATCGACGCTATGAGGATGCCAACGGCACACCGTTCATTGCCGACCAGTTCAGCGATGACTTTGTGGTCAAGGTGGATGCACACTCCAACTCACCCATCTTCATGGAAGACACCCGCGATCTTGCGTTCAGTCTCTTTAAAGCACAAGCGATCTCCAAAGAACGCCTTATTGACTTGCTTGAGCCACCTATGAAACAATTGCTCAAGGATGATCTTAAAAAGCAGGAAGAGATGCAGCAAGCGATGCAACAGACGATGGCACAAGCACAACCTACAGACACAGAAGGAGTTGCATAGATCATGAATCAAAGGTATCGTACTGCTGGGGATCAACCCCGGATGACCAAGGAAACGCTGGCAAGGATCGGTCGTGCTCCCAAGATGACGTTTTCCAGGGATTCGATCCAGCGCGGAAGTCGTCCACCCATGAACCGTATGCCGTCACGATAGGAGGTTGGCATGTATGATCGCAAGATGATGCGTGGTCGTAAGACCCGTCGTTGAGTTCATCCTATGAGCGTCCCTTCGGATGAGTTGATGCGAATGATCCGAAAGGATCGTGCAACCCCCGCACCTATGGCAGAGGAGGAGCAAAAACCTGCTCTGTCGGGTGCGGAAACACCTCCCATGAGCGCGCCAATGCTCACGCCGGAAGACAAAAACGGCGATCAAGCCAACGCCAAGGTCAATGTGCAGATGGCAATGGACCTGATGCAGCAAGCGTTGACAGCTTTTGGCGCAGAATCCAAAGAAGGCAAGAGAATTCTTGACGTTTTGACCTCGCTTGCACAGGTGTTTGGCGAGACAGAAGGCAAAACACGCGAGTTGATTCCTGCCGAAATCATGCAGATGATACAATCGTTGCCGCAAACTGGTGCGGCTTCTCCAGCACTGCGTGCGCTTGCAGCAGCACCGGTTCCTGGGCTAAGTTCACCTCCATTACCTATCTAAGGAGTAAGCAATGGATCTTTTCAAACCACGCGGTGCGCAGACCATCCGTCGGCCTCTGGATGACAAGAAAGAGAACGGACAGATTGTCAACCCGCATCGGTTCGGCAAGTTTGGTGGCTTCACGGATGCATCCAAAGGTGGTGCAAAGAACAACATGACGTTGTCCAATCCGGGCGACACCAAGAAAGTTATCTGATCTTACGTAGGGGCTAAACATGTCACTTGAAAACTTGTCTGACGGCGACATCCGCGAGTTGGCGTTGCTTGCCAAGGAGTTGCATGACAACCCGGCAACTCGGGCCGATGCCTTGCGCCTCACCAAGAAAATCCGGCAGGATCTTCCCATCCCAGAGATCGAGATCCAGGACAGGATGGAGAACACCCGTAAGCAGATGCAGACCAAGATCGACTCACTGGAAGCCAAGTTGCGCGAGCGCGATGCGCGGAAAGTGTTGGATGATCGTCGCCGGTCACTTAGGGAATCCGGCAAGGTGCAAAGCGATGAAGATGTCAAGGCCGTGGAGAAGATCATGATTGAGAAGAAGATTGCCGATCATGAAACCGCTGCCGACTACTTCAACTGGATGAAGCAGGCTGAGTCGGTGGACAAACCCACGCCGATCTTTCAGGGCGCACCTGTCCTCAACAACTGGGACTTGAAGAACTTTTTCAAGAACCCGCAGAACGCTGCACGCGATGCTGCACAGCAGGCACTCAACGAGTTGCGGCAACCGCGCAGACCGATTGGACTTTAGTAGGGGCTAGGTTTTTAAAGGAATTTCATCATGCCTATTGGTGGCGGCATTATTCCAACCAGCGGCACGAGTCAGTATAACGAGCTGACTTATGTGACGCGGAGGGCGTTCATCCCCAAGTTGATCGTCCAGATTTACAACTCAACCCCGTTGATGGCGGCGTTGCTTGCCAACAGTCAGACGGCATCGGGTGGTGTGTCTTCGGTCACGGTTCCGGTTCAGGGTGCGCAGTTTGTCAACGCACAATGGTCGGACTATTCGGGTTCGTTTGCGCAACCGTCGGTGCAGCAGGGTGCGTACAACGCCGAGTGGAACCTGAAACTCATGATCGCCCCAGTTCCATTCCTCGGGATGGAAGGTGCGGTGCAGCAGGACTATGCAATCATTCCGCTCATTGAAGCGCGGATGAATGACTGCACCAACGTCATGATGGACGCGATGGCAACCTCCGCGTACAACGATGACGGCACGAATGCCCAACGTTTCACAGGGCTGCCCATTGCGGTGGACTCTGCCGGAACGTATGCTGGACTGAACCGCTCCACCTATTCCTGGTGGGCATCGAGCGAGTACGCAGCCGGGTCGGTCAATCCAACCCGACAGAACGTTCTTCAGTACATCAGCGGTACGGTGAAAAAATCTGCCGAGATGCCGACCTTTGGCGTGTGTGGTTTTGGAACCTGGACGCTTCTGGCGCAAGACTTTGTAGGCCAGGAAACCTACATGATCACGCCTGGGTCCAACTTTGCCACAGGTGAAGAAGGGCCAAACTCGGCGTTTCGTGCGCTGATGGTGGCAGGCATTCCGATCTACCCCGATCCGTACTGTCCAGAGGGCACGCTGTACTTGCTCAACAGCAACTACTTGTCGCTCTATGTTCACAACCAGGCGCAGTTTGCCTTCACCGGGTTTGAGTCTACGCTCCCGAATTGGCAGATTGGCTATGTGGGCGCGGTGTTGACCATTGCCGAGATTGTAAGCACGAAGCCTAAGTCGATGACGAAGGTGACGGGTTACAACTCGCTCACACTGTAAGGAGTGCAATCATGGCACTTGGTCTCAATAAACTGATCGTTTCGGGCCTCAACAGTGATGCTGCGGGTGCGTATTTTGACTACGGCACACAAGCGGTCACTGCGGGAGCGGATGTGACGGTTCCTGCGGGGATGTATTTGCTCTATCCGGTTGCCAATCTGTCGGTGCAAGCGTATAACGGGTCAACTTGGGCGACGCTGATTGCTGCCAACACAGGGGGAACGGTGTTTTCGGATGGGCAAAACGTCAAGTGGGTGAGCGCTTCAGGCACGGTGACCGCGCTTTACCTGACTGTAAACGGTGGAACGGCAGTCACAGGAACCTATAACGCAACGTGAGGTAAATCATGGATGCAAATCGCGTTGCCAATGAGCTTCCGACACGGTTCGGTGGGATACTGCTGGGCAGTCTGATTGGTGCAAACTTCAATGTGACCACCGATCAACAAATCACGATCTTTGACGCACCTGCGAAGTTCATTTTGCGTCGGATTGTGGTGACTAACGCATCAACCAGTCTGACCACTGCCGCTGGCGGGGTGTACACCGCAGTCAGCAAGGGTGGTACAGCCGTGGTTGCAGCGGGGCAGGCGTATTCCACGCTCACATCGTCGGGATTGTTCCTGGATCTGACGCTCAACACATCAGGAAGTGCGAACATCACGGTCAAATCCAACATCTACAACCTGTATTTGTCGTTGACTACCGCGCAAGGTGGTGCGGCAACTGCGGATGTGTATGTGTTTGGAGACATTTTGACGTTGTAAGGAACCAGTCGTTAGCCCCTCTGGTGGTTCAGTAGCCCTATCACTTGTTCCTCCGACAAGTGGTGGGGCCAAAGACCTTGAACGTATGAGACCGAAATGGCAACTCTATCGGGATACATTACCGAGGTACGGCGGCTTTTGCACGACGCAACCGGGGTATTTTGGACAGACACTGAGTTAACAGACTACATCAACGATGCACGAAACCGTATCGTGCGCGACACGGGTTGTCTTCGCTATCTCGAAACCAGCGCAGCAACCATCAATGTTGAGACGCTTGATCTCACCACACTTACCTTACCCTCCTACGCTGAAAGCATTCTTGATGTTCTAAACATCAACCTGTTTTGGGGTAACACGCGCATTCCGTTGCGCTACCTTGCGTGGACGGACTTCAATGCGCAGCTTCGATTCTGGCAGAACTACACAGGTAGACCGATTGCGTTCTCGCTTTACGGCTTGACCACGGTGTACTTTGGTCCGATTCCGGATCAGACCTATGTCATTGAAATTGATGCAGTAGTGTTGCCTTCTGCGTTGACATCCAATTCACAGAACGAGCAAATTCCAGCGCCGTACACATCGCCTGTCAAGTTTTATGCGGCCTACCTTGCCAAGTACAAAGAACAAAGTTACGGCGAGGCAGAAATCTTCAAAGTGGAGTACGAGAAGCAGGCGCGGTCGGTCATTGCTTCGTCGATGACGCGCAGGTTGCCCACGGTCTTTAGCTCGCCGTACTAAGATGGCTACCGAGCTGCGCAAGTCCTATCATGTCACGAAGGACTTCAAGGGCATTAACACGAAAGCCAATCGTACCTCGATTGACTCGGATGAGTTTGCCTGGTTGGAAAACGCCATGCCCATCGGGTTTGGC